TGATAAATATTTCAGATAACCTTATTCAAGTTGTCCATAACGACGGAAACATTTCTACTGTTCCTCCTGGGGGGAATCTTGAGAATGTAGATGTGGATAATTTACAGGAAGTAAGGGATCAAGCATCGGTCACTATGGATTTGGGTGAGATCAATGAATCTCGACCACAAAAAACAAAATTGTTTGATTGAGTGTGAAGAAGTCAGACAGCTGAGCATTGCATTATTTGTTCAGCTGCTTCATACAGACTATCAACATGCTCTTGCTTCTAATCGTCGTCTTGTTCGTTGTTTAGGACCTGTAGATTTTGCTCTTGGGTGGTTTCCCCAAGTTTTTGAGCCTCGAGATGCTATTTTTGAAGAAGCTGTGTTGATGAGTTTTCTTGATTTGGTATAATATGGTGAATAATGGCATCTTCAGTAACTTATTCTTATGATGTAGCAGTAAGGGCTCTGGCCTATACACGATATGGAGAGATTCTTGGAATCAATACATTAGGAGCTACACAGGAAGAAGCTATCAATAAAGGAGTAGTTATATGTCCTAAAGCTATTGCTCAACGATCCGTGGCTGAGAAACGAACAGAGACATTCTTAGAGTTTATCAATGTTTATCGTCGATCTATTGGATTCAGTTGGAAACGGCAGAGAACTGTACTTGCACGAAGGGGGCTTCGGTATCAGAGAGCAGATGGAACAATTGGGAATGTTAAAGCCAATGCTGTTGATATGGATTATGATATGTGGGTTTGGAGCAACAGCCTTGATAAGATCAATTTGTGTGTAGAGAAGTACATCCAGTGGCAGCATCAGACTCCAAAAGTTTCAATTGTTTTTGATACTGATTTTGTATTGAATCCAAATTTGCAGTTTAGCCCTGTAGTCGATGATTCAGCTATTGAAGATGTGTTTAACACTGGAAAAATCTGGGCTTTTCGAATGCCTTTACATATCGATGGTTGGCTACCTGAAACAGGAACAACTGTTGGACAAGTATATAAAATCCAATTGACACTGTATGATGCTGATGAGGTAACCGACTATTCAGAGATTATTGTACCTGGGGCAAGTCAAAATACAGAGTTGGAAGCAGCTTTACGAATGTTTCGGGCTAAGTTGTTTGGAATCATAGGGGCCGATCCGACAACTAAAACATTTACAGTTTCAGATGATCGAACCGATGATTTTTCGATAGCTGATACATTCATAGTAGAGAATTCAACGGATAATGATGAAGTATACACAGTGATGTCAGTTGTCTATTCTCCAGAAGAAGGTCAGACTTCCATTACAGTTTTGGAAAGTTTGGTTAGTAGTGTGGCAGATGGGAATATTTACAAACCTGAGGTATTATAATGTATGATAACCTTTTTCATCAGGTTTCTGGGAACTCGTTGCTTTTAGTTGAGGCTTTGTCTCCATCAGCTATCAAACAGCTTCGAGCGGAGTTAGCTGTCCCAGAAATTCTACCTTGTACATTTGATGTGACCATTCCTGGATGGTTGGAACGTATTCGCCATTGGGGAAAAATTAAGATTTGGCATAAGGATCCTGAAAAACATTGGAATAAGCGGAAAGTGACTGTATCACAGTTTATTGACCGTCTTAGTAATGATAATCTAAATCGAATGTTTGGTAAATGGGACATTGTGAAGAAAGGATTGAACAAGGTGGAGTTTCATCGGGATCATGTTGGTATGGATGGAGAGAAAGTATATACCGAGAAGTTTTATATTGAAGTGAAGCTCAAGAAAGAGCTACGATAATATGGATTTGAAGGAGGTGCTACAATGAGTTCAGTGTTTTTGAGCCCCGGGGTCTATGTAAAAGAAAAAGATATTTCAGACATTGTTCCAACTGTTGCCAGCGCTTCTGCAGCGCTTGTAGGCTATTCAGCTAAGGGCAGTACTACAGACATTGTCCAGGTCACTAATGACCAGCAATTCATTGATGAATTTGGTAAACCAGATCCAGCGTCTGGTCATTACTTCCATTATGCGGCATTGGCTTACTTAGCAAGAGGCAACACCCTTTATTGCCTTCGAGTGGTAAATGGTGCTCTCTATGGTGGTGTCAATATTATGGCCTCGACATCTTCCCGGTCAAATGCTGCTCTTTCAGCAGGGAAATCGATAGCTGTGTTTGGAGTAGATACTGGGTATAGTGCAGATGTTCTTTTCCAGATTATAGGAGCCGATCCAGGAGTTTGGAACAATAGGATCGGTGTGAAGATTGAAAATATTAAGGATGGTACAGAAACTGTTGTGACTGACCAGTATACTTTTGAAATCGTAGTCTATTATCAGGATGATGATGGTAATTATTCAGAGGTAGAGCGTTGGAAGGTTTCTCGAAAAGATAAGGTTGATGGTTTTGGAAAAGATCTGTATTTGGAAGATAAGGTTAATGGGGTTAGTAGATACATAGTTGTTCTGGATAATACAGATATAGCTGATACCGTACTTCCGAAAACACAAGCTACAAGACTTGATTTAGAATCCGGGTCTGTTGGAAGTGCTCCTTCCGATGCGAACTTTATTGCTGGTTGGGATGAGTTTACGAATCCAGCAGATATTGATATTCGGATTTTGATTAACGGTGGAGAAATAGGATCTGCTGTTCAGCTTAAGATGAAGACTGTTGCTGAGGCCCGTGCAGATTGTATTGCTGTTTTTGATATGCCATGGGCTTCTGTCCAGAATGTAACGGATATGGTTACATTCCGATCCACAACTCAGAATTTCAACTCGAGTTACTGTGCTTTGTATGGTCCATGGGTACAAATTTATGATTCTTACAGCGATAAGTTGATATATGTACCTCCGTCAGGACATGTGGCAGCTCAGATGGCATATAATGATTATGTAGCTAATCCTTGGAGTGCTGCTGCTGGTTTTAATCGTGGACAGTTAGATGTTATTGCTCCAAATTATATTTTTACTGAGGGTGAGCGGGATACATTGTATTCAAATCAGATCAATCCGATTCAACTGTTTCGTGGTGAAGGTACGGTGATTTGGGGAAATAAGACCCTCCAGAAGAAATCCTCAGCTCTATCAAGTGTAAATGTTCGACGGTTGCTGATTGTGATTCAGAAGGCAATGGCTATCTCTCTTCGGTCCTTCTTATATGAGCCGAATGATGAAACGACAAGATTCCGTGTAAAAGCACTTTTGGATGAATATCTGGATAAGTTGTCTACACAAGGAGCTTTTCAGAGGGAAGGTGGGGATGAAGGTTTTCATGTGGTTTGTGATACAACAAACAACACCCCAGCTATTATTGATGACAATCAGTTGAATGTTGATGTATTTATCAAACCGATTCGAGCGGCAGAGTATATCCAACTCCAGAGCATTATCACGACTACAGGCGCGTCGTTCCAAGAATTGATTGCTCGTGGGGTGATGTTCTGATGGAAACCGGTATCAAAAGTTACAAAAGGTGATAGAAGTTGTTAAGGAGGAAGTGCGATGGCTGATATGAGTCAGGATGTACTAAAGAATAATTTGACCAATCCTGCAAAAGGTTTCTTGTGGGAGGTGATGTTTGTTAATCCCATTGGTGGAGGAGATGCCGATGCGTTAGATGCTCGATGTCAGTCTTCTTCTATTCCGGGAAGGAGTGTAGGTGAAATTACAATTCCTTATAAGGGGACGCCTGGCGTACGGTTCCCAGGAAAACTTCAAATGTCTCATAATTGGTCTGTGACGTTTGTGGAATCTACAGAAGACCGTAAGACCTTTAATGCTCTACATGCTTGGCACCAAGCTATTGTTAACGATCGAACAGGTCTCGGTGGTCCAGATCCAGCAATCAAATCTGATGTTTATTTGAAGTGTTTGGACCAAGCAGGGACTACTTGGCTTACTATCAAGCTTGTTGGTTGTTATGTTTCAGAAATTGGGGAGGTTTCGCTGAGTTACGAGACCAATACAAACATCATTTTTCCAGTTACCTTAAGTTATGATCGATGGGAGAAAGTGGAGTAATGGCGTCTTCTGAATTACAACCTTTAGGGTATGATCTATCCGGTATGGGCTTTGCAGCACTATCAAAAACATGGGTGTTGCAGAGAAAGTACCATTGGCAATTGTTTATGCCCCATATGATCAATGGTGTTTTTGGCCATATTATTTCACAATTTTGTCAAGATGTCAGAATTGCCAATTACAGCATCCGTCAATTGAGTAGAATGCAATACGGAGCATTCCAAAGATTCTATGCAGGTTTGCAAGGCATCCAATCTGTCCCTCTCACCTTTGTTGTCCCTGTAGATAATTCTGTTTTGGATTATTTCCATGGATGGTACCATTTGATGTTAGATGAGCAAGGATATTATCATCCAGCAAGTGAATACAAGAAACGATTGTATGTGGCTCTATATGATAAATCAGGTGTAGAATCTACCCGTTTTACTCTTAAAGGGGCATTTCCTATAAACAAACCTACAGTAGAAATGACCTATGGTGCAGATGATGTTCTCCGTGTTGGGGTCGTTTTGAGTGTAGATGAAATCGAGACAAAAGGTCTTATTGGATCAACTCATCCTGAGGCTATGAATATTGTTGGAGATGTAGCACAGCAAACTAAAGAATTACTGGGGGATGTTGGAGGTACAACTCATGGAGTAGTTAGTAAAGCTGGTAATATTCTTTTTGGCTAAGGAATCATTAGAACCATTGGAAATTAAAGGAGAGAAATATGAATGCATATCTTCCGGTACAGTTGCCGTCAAGGTGCCGCACATACCCAGATGTTGACCCCGATTCTATTGCTGTTCGACCTTATACAGGTGAGGATGAGATCATTCTTGCTCAAATCAACCCGACGAACATTGAGAGAAACTTTATGACTATTCTCAATCGTGTGGTTCAGGGAGTAGATCCAAAAATCTTGACGCTTGGGGATCGACTATATCTCATTATTTGGGAGTTTATCAATTCGTATTCTGATAGTATGAAAATCAATCAGACATGCAGCTTTTGTTTAGAAGAAGCTGAGTTTGTTGTTGATCTTCGAAAGTTTCCAATTCAGTATTTGAATGAATCAATTGAAATCCCTACTCCTGTGGAACTGCCTATCAGCGGCGAAACTGTCTATCTTCGTCCTTTGACTGTGGCCGATGAGGTAGCTGTAGAGAAACTGGTAGTTGGCGGAACAGAGACACATCTTTATCGATTTGCTCGATCGTTTGTTAATGTAGATAATCCTATAGAGCAAATGGAAAAAATGCGGAGTTGGCATGTTAAGGATGTAGCCCGTGTTCGGTATTACCATAGTGTAGAAATAGATCATGGTCCTGTTACAATTGGGAAGGTGCCATGTCCTAAATGTAAAGCTGAGGAGGAGATAGAGGTTCCCTTTCGATTTGATTTCTTTTATCCAACTGGTTCGACCCTTGGAACTTGTTTTGGAGCGTGAGTTCTTTTTGTGTCGACAAATTCCAGGATTTATACTAGGAGATATTCGGCAGACCCCAAGTCGAATACTAGAGTGGCATTTTGGACGTTTAGTTCGTGAATTACAGGAGCAGCAGGAGCAAACCTAAGGATAACTAATGGCAAGAAGGAAGAAAGATCAACCTGGTTTCTATGCAGATATTCTAAAAAGCTCTAGAGGTGGTATGAAGTCTTTGGGGGCCCTCCATAGGAAACTAACTCGAGATTATCGGGTATTCTTTTCTGCACTTTCCGACATGTATGTATCCGGAAAGAACAAAAAAGAAGCAAATGCTACAGTTGTGCTAATTGATCAGGCTCGTGGTCTTCTAGAGGAGCTTACTAGAGGAGGCAGAGTTACTTCAAAAGATGCTAATACTTTGTATGATCTAATTGAGAATATTGAAGCAAAGAAACAATATTTTATCGAGCAGGCAGAAGAGGTTAAAGCTCTTCAGAATCGGATAGAGAAGATTACAGAGGAAACTGGAGTAGCACCTGAAGCACTTGGTGTTACACCAGAGATTGCTCAGAAGGCTGTACGGCGGGATGTGCGGAGAACCCGTCGTGGGGCTCCTTCATTACGGGAACGTGCTCCAAGGACCGCTGAGTTTGGAACTCAGTTTTCTAGGAGTATAGCTGCATCTATGTTAGGTCCTTTCTATCCTCTTGCACGAATGGCATACGGCGTAGGGAAAGATATTTTTGGGGTTGGGAGAGGTGCTGTGGAAAAGGTGCAAGCAGCTCGACAAGGACGTTTTGAAGCACAGATGCGCCCTACAGGAGCTCAAGCTTCACCTGAAGATTTGGAGCGATTGGCTGCTGCTCGTGGGGAGGGACCGCCCTTATCAGGTTTTCGAGGAGTGAGACAACGTAGAGTATATGTAGAAGATCGGGTAGCATCATTCAA